GGGAGGATAGGTCGCGGGGAGATTGTTTGCAGTTCCAACGCGAGTCTATCCAAGTACGCATCATCTGATTCAGCATCTTCTCCGCCAGCAGTAGGGCCACTTTGCGTAACATGATCTACCCAAATAAACGTGTCAATGAGTTCAACAGGCCCATTAGCGACTCCTAGATCACTTGCAGCGGCACCGGGAATCATCGCTATCCCGGTTACTGCACCTGTGGCGGTTTGATTACTACCCGAGGGAACTGCTACATCTGTGAGAACTTGGAATGCGTGTAAGTCTCCGAACACGTCGCGGATACCAAACTGTGTTCCTGCCTCGATTGTATGTCCTACTGTATCCTCCAGATACCATGTGGTATTCACGTATGCTGTGCTAGCTTCTACAGAGGGAATATTGAACAGTTGTGTGCCGAAGTACCTAAAAATCGATTTCGGTACTTCCGTGGCTATCGTACCTATGTCTGCGGCTTCCGAAGAAAACGCCTCAACCATCCAAACATCAAGCTGTCCCTCTGATGGTTGCCAACCAGGGATTACTGTTTCTAGGAAGGCAAACGCCTGATCCATCAAAGACCTAGAATCAGTCTCGATAGGATACGTGATGAATCTAGAGTTGCTCATCCACATCAACTCCCACCTGAACTTGGACGAGGTAGTTAATCATATCCCATAGCTGTTCCAATAGCATATGCGCTCTAGGCTCGTTCTCTGCAACTTGATGTTCTATGGTGGCAATATCAATAGGCACGATTTCAAACGTAGGATCATCAATGCCGAATGTTGGGACATAGAACCTAGTGCCGCGTCTAGTCAACAAAGCAGCGCGCACACAGTTCTCCACATCTTTCAGCACATCTTGCTGAACCACCATAGCATGACGATTCTTGCCGATCTGAAACGGTAGATCAAAATGCGGCGTTATAACTACGTCGGCCACCAGGACACCACCCAATTGTTTTTTCTATTATCGAATGCCATGAGTGCGGCATCACCTTTTGTTGGCATGATAATCTTGGGAATTGTTATGATGTGTGACGGTTCTGCATCTCCATGAGAGTCGGGAGGTTCTGACACATCTACTTGTTCGGGAATAACGCGCGGCATCCAATAGCAAGGCCCCCACAGGGAATTTGGGTCAATGTCGGGAACAGTAAGATAGATAGGTTGTTGTAGTTTGGCTACCGTCGCTGGTTGAGGAATAGTTGTGGCAATTATGGCATACCATAGACCATATATCTGTTGTTCTACACGCTCTGCCTGCGGAATTAAGTCCCTAACATCAGCCACTTGGTCTAGTGGCTCCTACGTAGTGAGCTGCATAATATTGACTATTAAGCTCGCTTACCTTAACTACATCGCCGGTATGTGGAGCGTGAATGAACTGTCCACCGCCGATGTAGATACCACAGTGTCCCACATTACCAGCCTGCGGGGGAATATTGTCAGTATCAAAGAACACCAAATCTCCCGGTTGTAGATATGCAACGCCAGGCACTTTTGGCCCCATATCATATTGAGCTTGTGCTAGATGCGGGAGATTTATATTCGAGATTCCATACGCGGCCATTGTAAGCCCTGAACAATCAAACGCACTTGGGCCAGCACCAGCCCACTTGTAAGGATCACCAAGTTGTTGTTTAGCATAAGCAACAGCTCTTGCTGCCGCGCTTCCTGGTGCAGGAGCTTGTTCACCAGGATTTAGTGCTGCACCAGGATAATTTCCAGGTGGAACGTAATCTCTTTCGCCAGGAATCTTAGCGCCTGGAACAGAACCAAACTGCGGAGATTGTTGAGTGCTACCTTTAGGCTCAGGTAGGATGGGTTGCGGCTTCTTGAGAGTTATCGTCCCTATGTCATCGAATAGTGACCGGGAAACGTCGTTGACGAGCCATTTTCCGTTGGGTATGCCCATATCGTAAATTTGAACAGTAGAACCCGGCGGGGCGCTCCAACGATGAATGTGACAGGTAACAGTGATTGTTGCAGACCGTTTACCTTCGTCGTAGTCATAATCTATCCAATCTATACCGTCCGTATCCTCGCTTATCACCATGAATGGTTTGCTCATAAACAGCCATTTTTCGCTGACGAAGTAAATAGTCCCGCTTACGCAGAACGCCCTCCAATTCACCTCGTTCGCTAGACGCTTCATACAATCCCAACTATTCTCTTTCTTTAAAATCCAATTCCCTGACCCACCTGGGTCTGCTGTAATATTCCCACGATAGAACTGATAGTCTCCTGCTGCTCCCGTTTGTGGAGTCCACGGTATAGCAGGCTTTCCCGTGGTTGTACCCGCTGAGCCAGCGGCACCACCGCGAGGCTGCGAATTATTCGCATACGACGGATCAGCCGCATTATCACCCGAACCACCAGGGCCAGCTCCTGTTATTCCATACGCATTAACATACGCTTCTGCTCTGGCCTGGAACTGTGCATAAACGTTGGGGTCTTTGTTTAACTGAACGTTGTGGGCCAAGAGAGTATAAGGCAGGTTCGGGTTCTTTTTATCCTCAGCAATGGCTTTATCGAAGAACGCCGTAGCATCCCTAACTATGTCTCTCGACGCAGGCCAACCGTATCTAGCCTGCTGCTGGAAAATACCTGTTGACTCCTGATCGCCACCAATTACGTTGATTAGGTTGGCTTCATCCATAATCGTCATTATGGACACAACGAGAACTTTACGTCTAGCTCCTAGAGCTACACCCGTGTCTAGAACTAGACTTGCGTTTGCAACTTGTTCAGGTGTAGCAGCCTTACCATCCCTATCCTGCAAGTTATACACCATCGGGATTTTGCTTGGTGTTGGTGACGTAGGTATACCGCCTGGTCTACCTTCGGGAGAATATCTACCTATGACTTGTCCTGAGGGATCAATAAACACGTCACCAGGCAAAAGATTGCCCTGTGGCTGTTTTGTCGTTAACTCAGGTATGATGTACGGGATATTGAATTCCTTGACTTCCTTAATCATCCAGGCAACGAACTGCGCTCTCGTCACTTGACTACGGTTTACCATTTTCCATGAATCGTAATACCGGAGCGCATTAACGTTGCGATCCTCGAACGTAAGCTGAACCGAGCGACCCTGCTTAGACACAGCTACTAGAGTAAACCACAGACCATCTACGTTAACATCAACTTTGCGACCTAGCTTGCCACTCTGCTGAATCGTGCGGTCTAGATCATCGTCACAGGTTACAGTCAATGTAGACGCGCCCTCGATTGTCCTGGCAATCTGAGCATCTGTGATTGATTCCTCAACATTGATACCAGCTTTGTTACGCATTTGTAGCGTAAAGGCATCTAGATCAACGTCGCGGAAAGTTTCTAGCTGTGTGTTGTTCTTTTGGTGAGTGGCGGGCATTACAAGCCTATGCCTGATGGTGAGATATTAGGGCCGGTGGCTGGTTTTCTCTTAGGTGGAGTACCTACAGGCCCAATCGGCCCCTTAGGTGGAACAGGTGTACCCTTATTCGGAGGCACAACTACTTTCGTACCTTTGGGTATAGGCTTACGTGGGCCTGTCACTATTGGTGGGCCAAGTGTGGTTCCTGTAAACAACTTCCAGAAATCTGGCGTACCGTACATTTCCTGCGATAGCTGCTTAGGCGTCTTACCTTTACCATCTACCACCTTTGACGCGACAGCAGGTTTGGCAGGAGTTACTAGCACCTTATCGTCTACGTACTGCATTAGGTGGACAACGGCATCTTGTCTCATTCTAACTGAGACGCCACCAACCACGTCGCGTATGACTTTAGCAGTTCCCCACGATATATTCTCAATCACCCATGTTAGATCAGTTCTCTGAACAGGGCCAGATATGCTGACAGTAGGTGGAGGTGCGTTTACGCCAGCTTGTTGAGCCATTCTGATTAGCGTAGCTATCTTTGTTTCTTGCTGACCACCATCAGGCCAACCATCAAACAGAATCGGGATATCCTGTCTGAATAGTGGTTTAGTCGCGAAACGAGTCATAGCTACACGCTTGGGCCTATCTACGGATTCCCAACCTCCGAAACCGTCTGTCAAAGCTGAGGAATCTTCGTCAGCCAGCACAGAGACAGTTAGCCCATTACTAGAGCTAAACGTCACCATATAGCGAGGATCTGTGATAGGCACTACTGCCTAGCCTCTCTATCGGTAATCACCTTAGCCACCGACTGACCGACTTTCTGCCCATCTAGGTAGATTGCTTGAGGAACCACGTTTATGTTGAATTGTCCCCGGCTAGCAGGAGTAAAAGCCGTTGGCGTGTTACGTCCAAATATGCCCTGACTAGTAGGAAGCCTCATCGCGCTTGGAGTTCCTGCTTGTGTACCACCCTTGTTGAACCTACCGCCTGGAAGATAGTTGAACGGATCAGCCAAAGGCCCGATTACAGGAATTTTGGTGTAAGCACCGAGTGTTCTCTTGAATCCCTCATGTGCCAGATTCACTAATCCGCTCCAGAAACCACCTTTACCCTTACCTTGACTAGCGCCCGTTATGATGTTCTTAATGTCTCTAAGCACGTTACGCAGATATACGAATCCTTGAACTATCCCGGCTAACGGGCCAAACACGCCAAGAAAGTATTTAGCCCAATAAGCATTTTCCTTCCACCATTTCACCGTACTCTGCACGATATCACGAAACGGCTTCCACTTGAAGTATAGAACTGTCAGACCGACTATTAGAGCCGTGATAGCCAGCACAACTAGTGTTATTGGCCAATACGCAATAGCCAACTCAACGCCTGTAGCTACCAATCCTTGCAAAGCAGGTATGAGCCTAGTCCATATAGTTATCGCCAGAGCCTTGATTCCGCCTATTAATCCCTTAGCCTTGAGTATGTCCAAGAGATACAGCATACGAATCGCTAGACCTTCGAACATACTGCCTGATTTAAACATTGCACCCGACAGTCTGCCGAACGCACCTGTAGCGGCTAATAGACCTTCACTACCTATCAGAATCCGTATAGCTTTGGTAAGCGCGCCTATTGAGAACTTACCGAAGGTAGCCATTATTGCCCAACCATATATGGCCGTCTTGTTTAGGATAAATGCAACAGTCAGCAAACCAATCGTGATACCGAGAAGTTTCGCTGCTGTGTTGTTTGATCCAAACAAGCTGCCTACCCAATCTAACGGTTTGAGTATGAGCGACACGATTTTGAACAGAGCGCCGAATGTGTCAACTACTGTCTTGAGCGCGTACTCAAACATGATGAACGTATTCATCACTAGATGCGTACTCGGCGATAACTGTGTATCGAACGCTCTAGCTAAGACTGTGAACGTTACAGGCTTTCCCGCCTTGTTGATATCGTCTAGCGAAAGCACTACACCCTGGAATGTCTTTTGCAACTTGCCGAACACACCACTCGTAGCCTGACCTGACGCTTGCGAGATGAAGTCAACAAGCGTAGTCCAGCCACCATATAGCGTCATAGTTGCCTGTCTCAACGCAGCGTGACTGAACTGCGGTGATGTTTCGATTTCTCGGTTAACCGCAGCGAGTGCTTTCTGTGCAGGAATACCTAGCTTGCCGATATTCTGCAATTGCTGAGAAGTCAAACCAAGCTGGTGTACCAACGCAGCCCGGATAGGTACGCCCAACTGTCCAAGCCTCGTTACCATACGCTGTGTTAGACTTCCCTGGAAAGCCAAGTCCTGTAGCGCGTTAGAGATACGGCGCACGTTCTGCTCAGTCAAGAAACCACCAGCGGATAACGCATCTATCATGTTACTGAGGGTACGTTGAGTTTGAGCCGCACTTATACCGATCGTACTGAAACCGATGTAGATTGATCTAAACGCTTGAGTGATCTGTTTGAACGTGAAAGGTGTGTAAGCAGCCAATCTGAACAGAGAGTTCATTGTACGGTCAAGCTGTCTACCTGGAAGAATCGGAGCTAGAGCCACTCTAGCTTGCTGTGCCGTGTTTTGGTAGCTAAAACCTAGCTTAACGACAGCGGCGCCTAGAGCCAGGAAACCCATCGTGGAGTAGAACAACAGACGACGCTCAGTAAATCTCGCCTGATTCTGCAAGAAGGTGTTTCTAGTGGCTCTATTAGAACTTACGGCAAGACGATTTTGCGCGACAGCAAGCGTATCCGTAGCAGTAGCAGAACGCTCCATGCCTACGATATACGCATTAGCCCCACGAATCTCGAGGATTATGCGTATTCTATCGGATGCTGAGAAAGCTGCTATTTGAACGCCTCCACGACTGCATTAGCAATAGCTACCGCTAGGTTGCGATCTAGCATTTGTCGATATTTCTGTGCTCTGCTCGCCACTTCTACCATCATGCCACGTTCAAAACCATCATTGGTATTCAAGAATTTGAGGGGATCTAGCCCTAAAGCTAGTAATTGGGCTGCTACATCAATCCCCTCTAAATCCCTTCCCCCAACTGCCAGAACTCCACATCTAGATCAGCTTTCGTATTCGCCAACCATCGGCTAAGACGTTCAGCGTGAGACATTATAGCCATGTCGTTGTTGCCGAACAACCTACGTACAACTGCTCTTGCTGAACTAACCTCGTTACCGAAGCCAAGCACTTCAGCTAGACGATCATCGAAACGTATAGGTTCTCCTGAATCGTCAATCTCTAGCAACTTAGCCTCAACAGTAGATTCTTCTGTATCAAACTGAGGTTGGACGTACATACCGACACACAACACTATCATTGTGTCAACTGCTGTGTAAAGGCTGCGAGAGAACGAATCCTTGAATTCTCTCGCATTCTTGCGAGCTATCGCGTCAAGCTCTTTGCCGCTTTCCGGCATTCTATACTTGACTTGTAGACCAACCCGATCATAGCCCTGAATCGGGATAAGGACTTCTTCTGCTTCTTCTAGCTCTTTAAGGTCTTGCCTCAGAAGATCGACAATGGAGGGTTGCTTATCTAGCGAGATAACCTCCGCTTCGGGTTCTTCTGTAAAAGGCTCCACAGGGGGATCGTATTCACTACTAGCCATAGCTCTCTCCTAGCTTGTGCGCTACTAGACCATAGTGGGATAGCCAGCGATACCTACCTCTATCTCGATTAGAGCAGCAGACGTGCTTTCAGAGTCTACCTCAGGAACTAGCACTCTTTTCAGAGTACCAAGATACTGAATAGACTTGCCATATGGGTGACCATCCGGGTCCATAGGACGTTGTGCAATCTTGACTTGTCCCTTACCTACTGCATTGAGTAGATTGTTGATTTTGTCATGATCGTCATGCCTATCATACAAACGCTGCAAGGTAACATTGTCTGTGGTTTTCTTACCACCAAGCGATACGGGCGGCACCATACCACCAGGGTAATACTTGATATCATCACTGTCTAGCGCACCACCTGTTTTCTTGTCCCAAATACCAAGAGGCGTGTTGCCTAGATGAACTGTGATAGTCCAAGTATCCTGACGAGTACCAGCAGTTCTAACCGCCGTTGCCACTATGTCTCACCACCTTCCGCTAGCTCAAGATCGAACGCTTGACGATCTGAATTGCGATGTATTCTGCGAACGGAGCCATTGCAACGTAGCAGATCGCGTGAAGCTCCAGATTCTGCAAACGCTCCA